TGGTGGAGGAACTGATGCGGTAGATGCAGCCGGTAATTCTGCTGGAGAAGCTGCAATGGCAAGAGGTGATGTTTTTGGTGCCCAAGCAGCCGCAGATGCCGCTAGAGCAGCAGCAACAGGTATATTGTCTCCTGATATTGTAGATATGATAGGCTCCGCAAGCGGAACAACAGGCGTTGGAGAATTTGATTTTACAGACGTTATTAACGCCGGAATAGACATTAACAATTCTCTTACAGACTTTGAAGATGGGATTATTTATAACATCACTGGAGAAGAAGATACAGGTGTTCTTGACAGTGGAGAAAATGAAGATGACAATGAAGAAATTGTTGATACAACTATAGATATCTTAGCTTCTACTTTAGATAATGGCGTTGATCAAGTATTTCCTACTGGTTTTGAAACAAGCTTTGAACCTGAACCTGAACCTGAACCAGAGCCTGAACCAGAGCCTGAACCAGAGCCTGAACCAGAGCCTGAACCAGAGCCTGAGTCAGAAGTTACTATTACTGATGGTGACGGTGAAAGAGTATATTCTACAGGTGATCAACCAGATATGCCCACTTCGGATAAAGAAGCATATTCTGTTCCAAATGAGTATCCTCCTTTTACAGTTGATCCTACTACAGTTGATTCTCCAGAGCCAACGTCAGAGCCAACGTCAGAGCCAACGTCAGAGCCAACGTCAGAGCCAACGTCAGAGCCAACGTCAGAGCCAACGTCAGAGTCAGGAGCTTCTTCAGCACCAGCACCATCATCTGAGCCAGCACCATCATCTGAGCCTCAAGATGCCGGTGACCCTAGCGAACTAGGGGCTATATTTACTGATGAAAGAGGTGTTGTGTGGAAAAACACAGGGTCAAACCCTTTAAATCCTGATACAAATGTTTGGACTACTTACGACCCTGATCAGGATACAATAGACGATTATAACGCAACTGGCCGTGTTTATGATAGTAGCTCAGGAATTAGTGTTGGCACTAGCATAGGCCAAACACCTAATGTTCCGTCAGAAGGTTCTAATGAAACACAACCTTCTGGCCCTATAGAGTCTGGTAACAAAGAAGAAGAAGAAAATCCTAATATTATAAACATTAACCGTGGTAATTCTACTATTAATCCTGTAGTCACTACAGTTACTCCTATAGAAACTACTGATACTTCTACAGGTCTTTTTACAGGAACTACAGTTACTCCTATAGAAACTACTGATACTTCTACAGGTCTTCTTACAGGAACTACAGCTAATCCTATAGAAACTACACAAACAAGTGTAACAGACGGCGCTGACGGAACTGACGGAACTAATGGTATTGATGGTATTGACGGTACTGATGGTACTGATGGTACTGATGGTACTGATGGTACTGATGGTACTGATGGTACTGATGGTACTGATGGAGAACAAGGTATCCAAGGTATCCAAGGTACTGCTGGAATAGATGGAATAGATGGAATAGATGGAGAACAAGGTATCCAAGGTATCCAAGGTACTGCTGGAATAGATGGAATAGATGGAATAGATGGAATAGATGGAATAGATGGAATAGATGGAACTGATGGTACTGACGGAGAACAAGGAGAACAAGGAGAACAAGGAGAACAAGGAATTAGAGGACAAGCAGCTACACGCACAACAGATGCTTTGTTTGATGACGAATTGTTTAAGTTTAAGACTCCTGATTTAGAATACAGCGAATTAGAGAAGTACATAAGAAAAAGGTACAACATATGACATATCTCAATATAATAAATGCTGTTCTACGGCGAATGAGAGAAACAGAAGTAACTTCTATAAGCGAAACTGCTTATGTTTTGTTACTTGGTGAGTTAGTTAATGAAGCTAAAAGAACAGTAGAAAGCGCATGGGATTGGTCAGCGCTTAGAGCAGATATAGATTTTAATGCTACGGCAGGAACTATTAGTTATTCTTTAACAGGAAGCGGCGACAGACCTACAGTTTTAGATGTAATAAACACAACGTCTAAAAAAAGAATGTGTTATGAGACAACAGCACAGTTTAGAAACTTTACAAAGTTAAATGATGCTCAAACAGGCTCACCTTTTTATTTTACTTATAACGGCATTGACGCTAACGGAGACACTAAGGTAGATGTCTATCCTACTCCTGACGCTACTTATGCACTCTCCTTTACTGTTGTTAAGCGGCCAGCAGACCTTTCAACGTCTACCGATACTCTTTTAGTACCTTCTGCTCCTGTAATACAAATAGCTACTGCCTTGGCCGCTAGAGAGCGTGGAGAAACAGGAGGAACATCAGCCGCCGAACATTTTGCTTTAGCAGACAGAACTTTGTCAGACGCAATAGCTTTTGATGCAGCTAAATACCCTGAAGAACTTGTGTGGCGAGTGTTGTAATGGCACAACAACTACAAAATGTAACTATTTCAGCACCAGCGTTTTTTGGTATAAACACCCAAGATTCTCCTGTTGATTTAAATCCTTCTTTTGCGTCTATAGCAGACAACTGTGTTATAGACACTTATGGTCGTATTGGCGCTAGAAAAGGTTTTGAATTACTCACTACTAACGGTGCTACTGTATTAGGAACAAGCAGGGGTATTGAAACTATATTTGAGTATATAGACCAAAGCGGTGACATAAAAATATTATCAGCAGGAAACAATAAAATATTTAGTGGTACAACTACTCTTACAGACATAACACCTAGCGGCTATACGCCTACAGCTAACAACTGGAAGTTTGTTAATTTAGCTAATCATGCTTATGGTTTTCAAAGAGGCCACGAATCTATAATCTACACAGATGAAAGTGGTAGTGGCGTTTTATCAACTTTTTCAGGACACTCTCATTCTTCTGGTACTGCACCACAAGCTAATGAAGTTTTAGCTGCTTATGGAAGACTGTGGGCAGCAGATGTGTCAGGAAATAAACATACAATATTTTTTAGTCATTTAGGTGTAGGCCATCAATGGACGGGAGGATCATCAGGTAGTTTAGATATAACAACTGTTTTACCTAACGGATCAGATGATATTGTTGCACTTGCAGCGCATAATGGTAAACTAGTTATTTTCTGTAAAAACACTATTATTATATACACAGGTGCTACTAACCCAGCAACTATGGTTCTTGAAGATACTATTATAGGTATAGGCTGTATTGAAAGAGATACCTTAGTAAACACAGGAACAGACTTGTTGTTTTTGTCTTCTTCTGGTGTTAGATCGTTAAGTAGGACTGTACAAGAAAAGTCTGCTGCTATTGGCGACATAAGCAAAAACGTAAGAAACGACTTACTTACTCTTATACCTATTCAGAACCAAGCAATTAAAGCCGTATATAGTCCTGAAGAATCTTTTTATCTTTTAGTGTTACCTACAAGTGAAATAGTGTATGCATTTGACACTAGGATACCTCTTGACAATGGTGCTTATAGAGTTACAACTTGGTCAAGCATAACACCTTTAAGTTTTGCTAGGTTATCAACAAATAAATTGTACATAGGTAAGACTTTAGGTATTGGAGAATACAAAGGATACCTTGATAATGATGCTAGTTATCAACTTAGGTACTTTAGTAATCCTTTGGCTTTTGATAGTGCTTCCAATGTTAAATTCCTTAAAAAGTTTAAGTTAACAATTATTGGTGGCTCAGGAACACAGATGACTCTTAATTGGGGATATGATTACTCTGAGTCGTATACTAAGCAAGCTTTGTCTTTTTCAGGCACTGTGGGGGACGCTGAAGTAGCTGAGTATGGTGTATCTGAATACAACACTATATCAGAATACACAGCTTCTTTGTTTGTAAATACACCTTCAGTAAATGGAACAGGCAGCGGATCAGTAGTCTCTGTAGGTTTAGAAGCACAAATCAAAGACGTATCTTTTTCTATACAAAAAATTGACATACAAGTATTATTGGGACGACTAATATGACAGATTATACTAAGACAACAAACTTTGCCTCTAAAGATGCTCTTCCTTCCGGTAATGCTAATAAAATTGTTAAAGGAACAGAGATCAATACTGAGTTTGATAACATTGCAACAGCAGTAACAACTAAAGCAAACATAGCAAACCCTGCGTTTACTGGTGTTGTTTCTTTTCCTGATGGGTCAGCAAGTAACCCAAGTATAACTAATACTGGTGACACTAACGCTGGTTTATTCTTTAGTGCCGCAGATACCTTAGCTTTTAGTGCCGGAGGTACAGCGCAAGTTGTTTTTGCTGATGGTGTTATTTCTCCTGTTACAGATTCAGATGTAGATTTAGGGACTAACTCTCTACGCTTTAAAGACGCATATGTAGACTCTGTTACAGTCACAGGTAACGGTGCAATTACAGGCGACTTAGACGTAGATGGTACAATAGAGTTTGATGCTCTTTCAGGAACAGGCTCTGTAGCTATTACAGACATTCTTGATGAAGATGATATGGCCTCTAATAGTGCTACAGCTTTAGCAACTCAACAATCTATTAAAGCATACGTTATAGCACAACAGGACACCGTAGATAGTTTAAGCGAAGTATTGGCACTTGGAAATACAACAGGTGATACAGATATCTCAGTAACTGATGATACTAAGGTTCAGTTCAGAGACTCTGCAATCTACATCAACTCAAGCGCAGACGGCCAGTTAGATATAGTCGCTGACACTGAGATTCAGATAGCGGCTACAACAGTAGATATTAATGGTGCTGTAGCTCTTAATGGTGCAGTTACTGGCGCAACTAATGTTACTCTTAGTGGAGAGCTTGATGCGGCTACAGGTGACTTTTCAGGCGCAGTAGATATAGATGGCGCTTTAGATGTAGCAGGAACAACTAACTTAGATGTTGTTGATATCGACGGCGCTGTGGATATGGCAAGCACTTTGACTGTTGCAAGTACCATAACAGGTCAAAAACTTGTATCGACTAATGGTGTTTTAGAATTAGATGATAATAGCAGTCATAACGGAGTTATTAATTCTCCCGCATCTTTAAGAATTAATATTGATAGTGATAACGGTGGCACTGGAGAATCTTTTCAAGTTGGTCACAATCAAACATCAATTGATAGTAACAATATACTGTTTAAAATTGAAGAAAGCGGTGCGGCTACATTCACAGGCGAAATCGCAGCCAACGGCGGGATAAAATTGGGCGATTCTGACAAGGCGACTTTTGGTGACGCTGTTGGTGGGGACTTACAGCTCTACCATGATGGAAATCACAGTTATCTTAGCGAACAAGGCACAGGAAACTTGCGTATTTATGCCAATGACCTTGTGCTTGCCAACAATGACGGGTCACAGACATTTTTGTACGGACAAAACGGTGGCCCTGTCTCATTAAGCTATTCCAATAACGCAAAACTATCCACCTCAGCCACAGGCATTCAGGTCACCGGAAATATAGCAAACGCCTCTGGTAATATGACACTAGACGTTGCCGGAGACATCATCCTTGATGCTGATGGTGGAGATATTCAATTTAAAGATGGTGGCACAGAGTTTGGCAGAGTGTTTGGTAGTTCAAATAACTTTTATATTCAAGCTAGGCAATCTGATAAGGACATTATATTCCAAGGTATTGATGGAAGTTCTACCATTAGCGCCCTAACCCTTGATATGTCAGCGGCAGGTGCGGCTACTTTTAATGCAGGTGTGACGGCAGTAAGTGGCGTTTTTAAAAATGCGGCAGACGCAACAGGGACAACAATAAAGGTACAAGACAACGCTGACAGGGGGATTACAATTACTTCCCCGATTAGTAATGGTGCCGCCGCAGGACGTATTGCGACTAGCGGGACAGCAAACTCTCTTGAAGTAGGCGTTAGAGATTACCCAACTGCTTTAACCATAGCAGGTGGTTCAGGTGCGGCTACGTTTAGTTCTAGGGTAGGAATTGGAATCACCCCTACAGACAGTCTACTTGGGTCAGATTATGGGACAACATTACTACACATAGATGGAGGAAGTGATAGAGGTCAGATAATACTTGAAGGCGACGTCACTTCTCAAATTGTTATGTCTGACAATGCAGCTACTGCTAACTCAAGAGTTTTTATTACGCAAGTCAATGACGGCTTAATGAATTTAAAAAGCGTTAACGACAACGGCACTTCCAAAGCAACCTTCATGTCAGCGACTAGTGATGGTGAAGTTACAATGCCCTCGCAACCTGCGTTCAGTGCAATTCCTGCTGGAGACCAAAACAACATAGCTATTAACACTGTAGTAACTGTAGTTTTCGGTACTGAAAGGTTTGACGTAGGTGCTAACTTTGCAAGCAATACTTTTACTGCTCCAGTGGCAGGTAAATATAGCCTCCACGCCCATTTAAGGTTGACGAACATAGATACATCAGCAGCTTATTATATGCTGCGTATCACAACGTCTAATGAAGAATATCAGTCATTATTTACGTCTACGCAGTTTGCCAATGATGTTCTGTATTGGCCTATTGCAATGAATTGTCTTGCAGATATGGACGCAAACGACACCGCCGTTATATCTATTTATCAAAGTAACGGTTCTGCTCAATCAGACATAAATACTGAAAGTTACTTTAACGGCATATTAGTAGCATAAAACAACGAGCGAAATAACTCACTTTAAAAGAGGTAATAACAATGGCAACACTAACACTGACAGTAGAAGTAACCGACACAGAACAAGCTATCTTGCTAAATGACTTAACAAGCATTGATGATTGGCTTCAAGGCGCAATGGATGGCAAGAAGAACAACTGTTGGAAACGTATGCAACAAGAGTGGACTACAAAGCTAATGAATGACGAGAGTTTTACAGACTCGATTCCTAGCAACCAAGCAGACTTTGTAAGGCTAGTCACCGCTAGAGCAGACTATAAAACGCGCACTGAACGTGACGCAGAATCAGCAGGAGTATAAAGCATGGCAATAACAACTACTTGGTCAGTGACCGACATGACGCACGTTGACGCTGACGGTGGCGTGATTAAAGCATACTGGAGTTGTGTAGCAACGTCTGACACTACCCCATCGTACTCTGCTTCAGAAGGTGGCAAGCTGCTATGTACCTATGACGTTTCTAGCGGCTCGTACATACCCTATGCAGATCTAACTGAAGTTGACGTTCTTGGTTGGATTTGGACTAGTCTTATTGAAGACGAAGAGACAGCGGAAGAAGCCAAAGCGCGTATTGAAGCTAACCGCACCGCTCGCGTGCAGAACCAAATTGATCGTGCGGCGTTTACCGCAACGGGCGTGCCGTGGGCCGCTTAAATTAAACTAAAGGAGAACTCTAATGGCGAAAAATGAAAACAAAACCATTACTGTCAATGAAGTAGAGCACAATATTAAAGACCTTAGCGAGCAACAGATTGCGATGGTTAACCACATAGCAGACTTAGACAAGAAGCTAGGAAATCTTGGGTTTAATATGGATCAACTAAAAGTAGGCCGCGAGGCTTTTGTTAATATGCTGTCGGCGTCTCTTGAAGATGTTAATCAAAAGGAGGTAAGCAATGGAAATTAAAGGAGCAAGTTTATTGGGTTTGTTGCCTGTTGTTATGGTAGCAAGTGGCGCTTTGTTTTCTTATGCTAGTTTAGACGCGATGGCATCTGAAAACTCTGAGGACATTGAAGATGTCACAGAGCAGGTCGAAAAGATTGAAGATGAAGTAGACGAGCTACAACAAAAGATGACTAGAACAGAAATACAACTGTCTAATGTAGCAGAAGACCTTGGTGATGTCAGGGCTGACACTAAGACTATTCTAACTATTTTATCTAACCAGCGATCATCAACTAAATAGTATGTGTTATGCAAGAGTTAATACTTGTTTTTGCTTTAATAGTTCAGCTTCCGTTAGAAACGGACGAAAAAACAGCAAGCTATTGGTTTTACCAAAAGCATTGTTTAAATGATGCTCGTTTGTTAGCGCAAAGAGAAGATAACTATCACCCTATAATGGCCTTTTGTCGTCCAGAGTGGGTTGATCCTTCTGTACACAAAATCCAAGGCTACCCTTTACAACAGTTGGACGACAAATGAAAACAGTAGAAGAAGCGTTAATTAAACTAGAG